ATGAATCAATACAGCGAAGATTGGCTCCCTTATCAGTTGCGTTTTTCTCTAATAGGATTAGAGGAGGGTGTTGTCCCTCCTGATTTGAACGAGATCTACGGAGTGGACATTCAGAGTACTTCTATCTCCGGACCTAAGAAGGATGTCCGTCAGATGGGTGTCTACGGCGCTGGCATGCTGTCCATGAATCGCACTCAGTCCAGGGTGGATTTTGTTTGGGAATCTTTGCCTCCTTTGAAAGGTCTTGTACCTCTCGGCGAGATACCCCAAGCTGCACCAATGCTTCTCGATCCTATTCGAGAGCTCATCGCGAAGCACAGCTGGGCGCGTGTAGCGTTTGGGAGTGCCTGTGGTGTCGAAGTCAATGATCGGATATCGGGATACAAGCAGCTCGACGAGCGTATTAGGGAGGTCTCCGTAGATCCGGATGGCTCTACTGACTTTCTGTATCAGATCAACAAGCCTCTCGCGGTAGAAGTAAGTGGGAAAGCGCTTACTATAAATAGATTCCAGCGTTGGTCAGTCTCGAGGATTAGATTTTCTGTGGTCGAGATGGAAGGCGCGGAAGGTGAGGTCGAGGTTCCTGAGCTGATGGTTGCCCAGGTGGTCTTCGATTTTAATACTCCTTCTAACGTAGAGAGTCGTCTTTCTGGCGAGGAGGCTCTGGTTGTACTTGACCGAGCTGTCTCTGAGGCGCAGAGCATCATTGGGGGATGATATGAGTTCTACAGCTCTTTCCTTCGCTGGTGGTGGAATCGAATCGTCCTTGGGTGAGTCTGAAAGTGTATCCCCGCCTACTGTGCAGGCTCGAGCTGATTTTTTTGGCAGCATCGGAAGAATGATGCTTATGGTGCATGAGGCTATTCCGAGCTATCGGGGGTCGTTGGCGGAAGTGGCGAATAGATATGTCCACGACTGCCAAGCCGATTACATAACCTTTGGCGACGAATTGCAGCGGGTCAAAGATATTCGGAAGACGATATATTCATCGCTTAGCGCTTTGGACGACGATGATGGCGAGTTCGGATACCGCACCTGGCATGTGGCTGGGGTTCTTGATCGGTATGAAGAAGATGTGCAAGCATCCTTGCAGGCGCTGTCGGAAGTTCTTCTAACGTCGACGTCGGATATCGGTGATGACGCAAGGGTCGCCGCACTGCGATACGCGTCGAGTAGGCGGGCGTACTCTCGTGCTCCTGAGATGCTGTCGTTATGCTTTTCTTCTTTAGAATCCGAAATTGAGCAGCAAGCAGTTGCGGCTGCTCGCACGCTTGGTGATTTAGGTGAGCCTGCCACTTTACCTCAGATGCGCGTTGCATTAAAGAACGTTAAGTGGGGTCGCGCGAAGGAAGAGTTGCATAACTCAGTTATGGAGATTGAACGTTCATATGGACTTGATCAGGGTTCTCCGTAAGGGGATCGGAATGCAGTCAGCACTCAAAGGCTCTGCGCCATGCGCGGGTAACGTGTGCGCCTCCGCTTACTGTAATTTCGTCATCGCTCCCCGAAAAGGGCTTTCTTTTTATGATGGGCGAGAGAGTGTAACTACTCCGGTTAGGATTGCACTTGGAGTGATGCTTGCTAAGCTCACCGGGCGTGATTCCGAGAACGTGACTTGGGACGACGTAGAGAGTTGTTACATTTCTCTAGAAGCGATCAAGGCCACCGGCGTAAAAGTATTTCAGGACGGGAAAGGGAAGACCTGTTTCTCTGACGTAAATGCAGCGCATTGGGCTGCTGAGGAAATAAGCGTTAGTTCTTTGTATGCCATCGTTAATGCGGCAGTAACCCCGTTGAATATAAAGTTTATCGGGAAGTATGAGCTGGTCGCTACCTATGACCACCTCATAGAGCGCAGGGAGCTCGCGGAGCTTCAGTTCGGCACAAAGGCCATGGACGACCTTGCGAATGTCCGTGATCACAAAATGTATCGGCGAAAAAGGGATGAATTGAGGCGCGCGGCCGCACAGGCGGATGCGGAGCAGCATGCTGAAAATCTCAATAGCTTAGGCGGCTAACCGCGCAATAATCGCCCTCAGGCGTGAGGTGAGCGTAGTACTTCTCGGTTGTGCCGTAATCGGCGTGCCCGGCGAGGACCTGCACCCTTCGCAGGGGCACACCCGCCATCACCATGTGGGCGCAGAAGGTGTGCCGTAACCTGTGAAGGTGTCCTCCGACGCCGGCAGTCGCCGCATCCTTTGCGAACCAATCCGACAACGTGTCCTTATGGACCGAGACCAGAGGATCCGGCAGGTGGCGCAGCGCCCACCGCGCATAGCGGTTGAGGGGAACCTCCCGCCACTTCCCGGACTTCGTCCGGCCTTCGCCGCTCTCGTCCGGGTCGCTCTCCACCAGCAGGCGACCGGCGACGACCGAGCTTTTTTCTAAGCCGATGATCTCGCCCCGCCGCAGCCCGGTGTGGGCCATAAAGAGCCATAGCGGCGCCCGCCCAGGGTTCGCCCGATACAGCCGGCGCATTGCCGCCCGGTCATAGAACTTGACGGCCACGCTCCGCACGCCGCGAGGCGCCTTCACTGAGCCGAGCGGGTTCACGTCCAGCTCTTTCCATTCGACGCCGCGGTTGAACGCCGCCTTCAGCCGTCGAATCTCCTTCCCCACAGTTTCCTTTGCCGCCTTGTCGTCCAGCAGCCGTGCGCGCTTGTACTGCTCCACCTCGACCGCCCGGATGCTGTCGATCGGCCGGTGGCCGAAGCGCTCGATGAAGCGCTTCACCTCGCTCCTGGCCTTCGAGATCGTGGTCGGGTGCTCGGCCTCGTACCAGTCCAGATACCACTCCAGGTAGTCGCGAACCTTGGGCAGGCGCGCCAAGATCCGGACGCCATGGGTCAGTTCTGCTTCTTTCGCGGCACGTATTCTCTCCGCCTCACGGGCGTCAGGTTGCCCAATGGACCGGCGAAAGCGCTCGCCGCCTTCCGCCCAGTCGAGGTAGGCCTTGCTGCCGCGCCAGTAGAGTCGAACCTTTGCCATTCCTCTGCACCTTCGATTGCGGCATAAAGCGCCGCCTTTTCGTACAACTGCTTTCCCATGAAGCGGCGGGGAGTGAGCCCGTAGCACATGGCGTTCTTCCTGAACTGGCTATTGGAGACGCCGCAGTAGTGAGCGGCTTCGTCAACGGTCAGCCAATCCTTCCCTGATAGATCGAGCCTTTCAGCGGCGCCCATCGGCGCCTCCTGCGGTCTTCCTCCTGGCCGGCGCCTGCGCGATGAGGCTGAGGTTGAACTGCACGACGTTGTCAGCGACGGCCGGGAGGGCTGGCGCTCGCGCGCTGCGCGGCGGGCGGTTGAGCCGGCGCCATGCCGCAATGGCCGCGTCGGGGTCGGCATGCTTGCTGGTCGACCTGCAGGCGCACTCGACCAGGTGGCCACCGCCGGCGGACGCGCAGCGCTTGTCGTGGATGTGGCGCGCGCGGTGGCCGGCGGCGCAGTTCGGCAACCCTTCCGGGTGGCTGATATGTTCCTGGGTCATGGCTTCTTGCACTCCTCAATGTGGGCGACCAGCTTTTCCAGCAGGAAGGCGGCTTGCTCGGCCCTCCTGCGGCGTTCGTACGGGTTGAGGTTCGGACGGGCATCCCTGAGCCATTCCAGCGGCTCGACCAGCCACTGCGGGTCGAACGGGAGCAGGGTGCGCGGGTCGACCTTCTTGTCGGGCGGGAAGCAGTCCGGGCCGGCCCAGTCCTCGCTCTCACCGCAGCGGACGCACACGCGCCCTTGGAAGTCGTGGACTTTCTCTGGCTGGATCACGCGCGGGCTGTCGAACAGGGCGCGGACAACGAGGCCGCGCTGGTGCCCGCCGTAGACGTGGCCGGCGTCGGCCTGCATCCAGCAGCCCGGGCTGTGATCGTCCTTGCGGCGGGACTCCCAGCGCACCGGCTGCGCGGTATAGAGCGCTGTCATCAGGGTGTCGGCCCAAGCACGCACCTGGTTGGCGGCAACGCCGCCGCCGGCGGGATCGACGCGCCGCATGGCAGAGACGACCGCTGCGACAGGCGACGATGCCTTGGTGGCCTCGACAACGGTAGCCGGGGAAACGGGCAGTGGTGCGGTCATGCGAACAGGTCCAGTTGGGCCGGCAGTGCCGGTGCGCGCAGCGGCGCCGGCAGTGGGGTGGGAGTGCTGGCACGCGTGCGTGCGCGCTGTGCGGCGTTGAAGGCGAACCAGAAGCCGAGGCCGTGTCGGCGTGCCCGGCATACGGTCAGCAGCACGCGCGCTGTGTGCTTGGCCTGTGCAGCGGTGAGCAGCCGGTCAGCCATGGCAGCTCTCCACGCGCCATGGCGTGGCAGAATGCCGGCGAATCCACAGGGGGATCTTGGAATGAGCATGGTTAACGCGCTGAGCCAGTGTTGGTGGCTGGGGGAGACGTGCGTTCCGGAATGGGAGGCATGGGCGGTTGCAGCAGGGGTCGCTTCCGTTGTGACCACGGCGGTTCTGGGTTTCGTCACGTACAGGCTGGGCAAGGCCGCTAACCGCGCCAGCGCCGCTGCAGTTGAAATTGCTGGATTTCAGGCAAACAAGCAGGCATATCGAGAAGAATCCGAGCGACTGCTCGTGCTCGTACAGATCATTGCCGAGGTGTCGAGTAACGCCGGCCTGCTCGGCCACCTCCACGGCTTGCTCAGTCAAGAGAACAGCGAAGCGGTCTTCGTGATGGACCAGGCTTTCCAGAACCAAGTCTTTGGGCGATTGAACAAACTTTCTTTCCCGTCCTTGGAGCGCGTGCGGGATCGACTTCACTACCTCGATAGGAAGACAGCGGCCTGCTTTGTGCGCGCGATTGGCATGTTTGAGCTCTTGCAAAGCGGAGACAAACACAGAGATGGAACCGAAACCCAGGATGAGTTGAGGTCTGGTTTTCGAGCCCTGCGAGCAACTATCCCTTGGATCATCGAGGATCTGCGCGTCGTGGAAGCCGAAGGCGTCGCGGCCGTAAATCGACTGGGCCTCAGTAAGGATCCGGGCACATTGCAAGCCGCAAGCATCGGTTGACGAATGGAGGCACGCAGGACAGCGCTCCGTCGACTCGGTGCTACCGCTGATGAGACAGTTGGCTTGGCGCCCTTGGGCGGCAAGCAGCTGGTCAGCCATGGGTGGGGTCACGCAGCGCTCCTTTCGCAGAGGCCGAGATCAGAGGTACAGCCGCCGCCGGCCTGGGCCTGGAAGAACAGATCAAACTGGCGGCCGCCTCGGCTGGTGCGGCTCCATTCGACCAGCGTGTCGATCCGCGAGTAGGTGCCAGGGCGCTCCACGTCGGTGGGGTCGGTGACGGCAGGGAAGAACGTTGCGCTGCGGCGCTTGTTGGCCGAGGCGACGATTTCTTCCCACCGTCGGATGCGCTCGATGTGATCGGGGAACAGGTCCGCGATGTTCCGCAGCTCGCTCTTGCGGCAGTTGATGCAGGGCATGCAGCCGACGCGGCCCATGCCGAGGGCATAGAGCGGGTTGGGCCCAAGGCCGTGGCGGCGGTGCTGGTCCCATACCTGCTGAACCGTCCAATCGAAGATTGGCCGCCACACGTAGCAGCCGGATTCATGCCGATTGAAGCGTGGCTGCTTGGCGCGGTTGGCGGATTCCTCCGCTCGGATGCCCAGCCACTGCAGCACCGGCCCCGCCTTCAGCATCGGTCCGACCACCTGGGTGGTGATCGGGATCGTCTTCAGTTCCTCGGTGCAGAACTGCGCCATCCGCGAAGGGAAACGCCCCTTGCTGATGCAGAGATCCAGGAATGGGTTGCCCGTGGGCTCATGCAGGGCAGCGGCCTGCCGAACGATCTCATCAGGAATACCTTCGCTGGGCCAGCGTTCGAGAATGTACGCGCGATGCTGAGCCAGCTGCCGGGTGAAGTCCGCGCGGACAGTTTCGACCTCGGGGCCGCCAGTCTTGTGCGCCAGCTCGGCAACGTAGTCGTATACGCGCTGATCCTCGTTGCCGGTGTCGGCAAACACGGCGCGGAAGGGCCGGCCCAGCTCGATAGCACGCAGGTACACCGCCGTGCTGTCCTTGCCGCCGGAGACATTTACCAGGTGCTGTATGCGCTCAGCCATTGTCCACCTCCGTGCTATCAACGAGGCGTGCAGAGGTCGGTGCGAAGTGCTTGGTGACGCGCCAGTCGATAGCCTCTACTGGCCCACCTTCTCCTTCACGGGCAAGGTTCTTCGCTTCGGCAGCGCCACGGGCTTCTACGAGGAAGAACTGCACGGCCTGGAACGGCATTTCCACGAGGTACTTAGCCATTGCCCACCGCCTGGCTGTCGATGGAGGCGGCCACGCTCTCGTTTGGATGGATGCAGGTCATGGCAGAATCGGCTCCAACATGGACAGGGGGATTGCACGATGGCGATGTGCCCGCTCGGAGTGGATTGGGGAAACGTGGCGGACTGGGCTGCGGTAGTGGTCGCGCTTGCTGCAGCTGTAGCGACTTTCTTGGCCGTGCTGGTGGCGATAAGGTCTAGCAGCACTGCGATCGAGGAGGCGCGCCGACAAAGAGCGGAAGATCGAGCCGCCAAGAAGGAGGAACAGAAGGAAGCAGCGAAAGCTCGCGCCATCGTCATCGACCACGAGCTGTATATGCTGGGTGGTGAGATTCGAGATATAGCGGATAAGCTCTCGGAGCCCAGTTTTCTGGACAACCCGCATGCGGCCCGTGTCTGGATGATTAAAAAGTTCCCAACTGACCCTCTTCCGATGCTCAGTAGATTCGCCGGCGATCTGGACGCTTTCGGAGCTGCTGATGCTGGCAAGCTGCTTCGAGCTCTGAGTTCGCTTAATGTCCATCGGTCGTTCCTGCATCCGAACTACTTTGAGGACTTCGATGACCAGCAGGCGAAAGAGGACATGGAAGCGACCGTCCGGTCTTTGCGCATCTTTCAGCATTCGATCCGCGTCGCGAGAGAGCTGACGCACCGATGGGCGACTGACGGGAAACTCGATTTGGCAGAAAGCGATTTCTAGAGTGAGACTCACGCCGCTCCCCTATCGCCAGTAGGTGGATGTCGTCCACCTTGCCGCAGAGGTAGCGACGGGCGTGGTGCAAGTGGCCCGCGATCATTTGCCCTGTCTCCTTGCGCGCGCTGCATTGCGGACAGCGGCAACAGCGCCTGCAGCGCTTTGGCCGTGCCGCAGGACGGCATTGGCGGCGATGCTGGAGGCGATGACGACCTGGTAGGGCGGGAGGCCCCAGCGGCGCCCGGCTCGGGCGACGATGCCGGCGGCTGCAGCGGCGCGCTGAGCGGTGGAGTGGTTGGCGAAGGCGGCGCTCATGCGGCGGCGCCCTGCTGCGCGGCGCGCAGCTGCTTGGCGGCTTCCAGCAGCTGGCCGGCATAGCGCTCGGCTTCGTCAGTGGACTGGAGGAGGCGGGCAGCGCCCAAGTCGGAAACCACCTTGGCGCTGAGGCTGTCGGTGGCGACGGTTGGCGTCGACTGGCGGACGCCGAGGGAAAGGATGGCCATGCGTGATCTCCTGCGCCCGGCCCCGGGATGGGGTGGTGTTGGGCGACGGAGCAAACGTTAGTCGCGAACTAATCATTAGTCAACAGCTAAGAGCTAATAGTTTTATGAACGGCGCTAACGAAAAAGCCCCGCTTAGCGGGGCTCGTTCTTTGTCCCAATTTGGGACGCTACTTAGAACTTTCGCAGGCCTGCGTGGATCAGGGCCTTGCCGAGGATGCTCAAATCACCAGGATCTGGCCGATAGGCGGGGAAGTCCGTGTTGACGCTGACCACGTAGAGACCATCGCCGCGTTTCTGCAGCATCTTGATCTGCGTCTCGCCACCTATGTTGATGAGGTAGTAGTCGTCGCCGTCGAAGTAGTCGCAGCTCGTGTCGATCCACACAACGTCGCCGTCTTCCAGCTTGGGCCGCATGGAGGGCCCCCGGCCAGTGATGAGCTGGATGCGGCCAGGCTGGGGCAGGTAACCGAGCTTCCTGCGCACTTCCCATTCGGCGATCTCAATGGTCTTCACTACCTCCGGGTAGTCTTGGTTGACCATCCCTGCTCCCATCCCTGCACCCCCTTCAAACAAGTCGAAGCGAACATAGCCGGGGGGCGTCTCATTCTCCGGGATTGGTGAGACAGAAGGCTCGCCGTCTTCACTCCATTGGGGGCGATCCATCCAGCCGTGGTCCTTCCCTAGGGCCAGACTGATCTTCTTGGCCACATCGTCACCGATGTACTTCCCGCCGAGCAGCTGGGAAACGTAGGAAGGCGACAAGAAGCCGCCCAGCTGGGCGCCTTGATCGCGGCGCCCCTTGACCCCCTTCGCTTCAAGGGCGTCGATCAGGCGCCGGAAGTTGCGGCTGCGGATCTCTCGAATGTCCATTGGCAAAGATTAGCCGGTAACTAATTGAGATCGTGCAGCTGGTGGCTTGCAATAAGCTGTTAGCTGTGAGCTAATGGATGATATGGACATGACAGCCCTCGATAGAGCAGTTCAGTCGGCAGGCAGCCAGCAGGCTCTTGCCCAGCTTCTTGGTATCAAGCCGCCATCCGTTTCTGGTTGGTACGACCGCAGGCGCGTTCCGGCAGAGCGCTGCATTGCGATTGAGCTTGCGACCGGCGTATCGCGCCATCAGCTGCGGCCCGACGTTTTCGGGCCAGATCCGGCTTGTCCCACCACTGAAACAACGGAGCAGCTTCGTGCAGAGATTGACTGCCGGATGAGTAAGCGCGCGCTGCGCGCCAAGCTGGGCCTGAGCACCGACAAGCAGTTGGCCAAGGTGTTGAAGCTGCCGGCAGAGCAGGTCGAAGCGTGGGCGGATGAGGGCGAGGTGCCCAACATTCCGCAGGTGCTTCGCTTGCTCGGCATCGAAGAGCCGCTGCCGTCCCTGGCGCCCGTGATCCCTGACCCCGACGCGAACCGCATTGGGCCGGTCGACACCGCCTGAAAGGCCGTCCCTGGCCGTCGTCCCTGACTTGTTGATCTCCATGGCGCCCATCGTGCGCCACCCGGGCCCAGCCCGAAACCTTGAAACACAGCCTTTCCCAAGGTGACCCATGACCTGCCGTACATCTGCACTCAACTGGCTCGACGTCCTCTACAACTCCGTGCGCAAGACGCCCGGCGGTGTCGTGGACGCGGCCGCTTTCCTGGCCGACCGCCGCGGCAAGTCCATGCACCCGGAGACGCTGCGCGCGAAGTTGCGCGGGCTGGAGGGTGAATCGGTAACGCTGGAAATCGCCGAACTGCTCACCGAGTGGATGCAGGAGAAGGCAGGCGGCAGCGATTACGCCCTGGACTGGATGCAGGCGCTGGCCGGGCAGTTCGGCATGGCGGTGGCCACCGTTCCGCCTCCGCCGGAGGGTGGCTGGTCGGACGAGATCGGGGCCATCCAGACCAAGTTGCTGGAGATCACCACACGGGTAGGGCGCTTGTCTGGCACCGCCGTGGACGCGATGGCCGATCACCATATCGACAGTGACGAAGCGAAGCTGATGGTGGAAGAGGCCAACTCGCTCATCACGATGGCACACCGGCTGATCCGTAACGTGTCGCGCGCTGCAGCGAAGGGGAGGGCGCGCCAATGAACCACCCGGCCCGCTCCACTGATCCGCAGTCCAGTCACATCGCCGCCGCCGCGCTCGCTGAAAGCGGCGCGCTTCGTGTCCAGCACGCCAAGACCGAGGCTGCTGTGATTCGCCATCCTGGCCAGAGCAGCCTGCATCTGTCGACGCTGACAGGCCTCGATCGCCACATGTTGGGTCGCCGGCTGCCTGAGCTGGCCCGCGAGGGACGCATTTGGCGCGGCCCAACCGCGCCGTGCGCAACGACCGGCAAGCCTGCATGCACCTGGTGGCCGGTTGCGCCGGGCGAGAACCTGACGCTGGGGCTCTGACATGTCGACCATCATCATGTCGCAGTGCTGGCCGCTGCAGGGCCTGAGCGTCACGCAGAAGGCTGTGCTGATCTCGCTGGCTGATCAGGCCAACGACGACGGTGTCTGCTGGCCGGCGGTGGGCACCATCGCCGCGCGCTGCTGCATGTCGGCGCGCGCTGTGCGTACGGCAATGGATCATCTGGAGGCCGTCGGCCTGCTGACCCGTGACCGCCGGTTCAACAGCAGCACGGTCTACAAGGTCACTCCGGCCAACTTCGACAAGGCCGCTGTGCCGTCGAAGGCTGGCCGCAAGTCTGGAAAAGCAGGTACTGCACCGGGCGCAGGGGCTGCGCCCCATGCAGGGGGTGCGCCCGCTGCAGGAGGGGATGCGCCCCATGCAGGGGGGGATGCACCGGGCGCAGGTCTAGGGGTGCGCCCCGTGCCGCCTAACCGTCATATAACCCTCAACGAACCGTCAGAAGAACCGTCATTTCCGGCAGGCCTGCCGGCCGCGCCGCTGGCGGTGGCTTCCGAGACCGACCTACAGGCTGCGTGCCGTGCTACCTGGGCGGCCTACGCCAGTGCCTACCGTGACCGGCACGGTGTGGCACCGGTGCGCAACGCCAAGGTGAACAGCAACGTCCGGCAGATCGTGCAACGCCTCGGCCACGCCGAGGCCCCGCTGGTGGCCGCGTGGTTCCTGACCGTCAACGAGCGCTACGTGGTGCAGAACATGCACGACCTGGGCGCGCTGCTGGCGAAGTGCGAGGCATACCGCACGCAGTGGGCCACTGGCCGTCAGGTCACCGAAGAGGCCGCGCGGCAGACCGACAAGACGCAGACCAACCTCGGCGCCGCCGACGCGGCCAAGGCTCTGCTGGCACAGCGGAGGGCGGCACATGCTCGGTAATCAGGAGCAGGATCGGCTGGTCGATCTGCTGGTGGCCACCGCCGAGGTGATTGGCGACCAGCTCAGCCCGAATGCCGCGGCCTACATGGTTTTGGATCTGGCGCAGTACCCGCTGCCGATGCTGGAGCGCGCGCTGGCGTCGTGCCGCCGGGAGCTGAAGGCGCGGCTTTCGCTGGCGGCGATCCTCGAACGCATCGAGGACGGCCACCCGGCACCGAATGAGGCATGGGCCAACGCGATCCGTGCCGCCGACGAAGGTGCGACCGTGGTGTGGACTGAGCAGACCCGCGATGCGTGGGCGGCAGCGTTGCCGCTGGTGCAGGCGGGCGACAGGATCGCGGCCCGGCCGGCATTCCTGGAGGTGTACACCCGGCTGGTGAAGGAAGCGCGCGCTGGACACCGCACGGCCACCTACCAGCTGTCCCTTGGCGGCGACGTGTCCGGTCGGGACAGCGTACTGCGGGAAGCGGTGGCCGCTGGCCAGCTGTCGAAGGAACAGGTAGCGGATTACCTGGCCCTTCCGCCCGCCACCCCAGCCTTCAACCCGCTTGCGCTGCTGGCCGGAACGGTTGAGGCATCGCCGACAGCGGACGAACGGACCCGTTCGCGCCTGGCCGAGATCGTCGCGCTGTTGGAGGGCAAAGTCGCATGAGCCCCGATCACTTCAACGTCGAAGTGCGTCCTGTGAGCGAGCCGGTCGCCGAGGCGGGCTGGTATCTGGCCTACGGCTACGGGATCAAGCCGATGGTGGTCTACGCGACGCGCGGGATGACTGTCTGGCGCGACGGCATGCGGCGTATCCCGATCACCCGCTATGCCGGCCCGATCCCGGAGCTGCGCTGATGTGGTCAAACGGACCGCCTCCGACGCGGGCAGAGGACGAACGCATCCGGGTGGCGAAAAGAGGTCCTTGCATGGTGTGTCTGCTGCTCTATATGCGGAATCTGCTGCCGAAGGAGCGAGTGATCCGGGGGTGCGAGTACCACCACTGCAAGTCCGGAAACAGCCGGCGCGGCCATGCCTTCGGTTTCGCCATGTGCCAGTGGCACCACGAGCGTAAGCCACTCCAGGGCAGGTCCTTCAAGTGGATGGCCCGTGTTTACGGCCACAGCCTGAAGGAAGGCTCCCGCACGTTCCACGAGATCTACGGCTCGGACGACGAGCTGATCGACCAACAGACCTACATCAACGAACTGAGGTTGAAACATGACCGAATCAAAGCGATCTATGGCTGATACGGCGCGCGCGCTGTTCGAGGCCAATCCGGGGCTGGTCGTGACCTCCGCGCAGGCAAGTGACGCCGCTGGCGTCCAGGGGTGGAGGAAGCGGCAGAACATGAGGCGGACGCTTCACGACCTGGTCAACGCCGGATACCTCGCAAAGGCAGGCACTGGCGAGGTGGCGACATTCCGGGCAACCGGCAACGGTATGCGCCGAAAGTTCCGGACGCCGGAGGAGCGGGTGGAGCGGACGCGCGAGATCAATCGTGCTTCCAAGGCGCGAGCGCGCGCTGCGCGCCTGGCGGCTGAACCCCGGGTCGACAAAATGACCATCAACCGGTCGCGCGTCGCGCAGCGATCCGGTCTGGTGCCGGCGAAGGCGTGGGGCAAGGAGAGGGACCGGCAGCGGTTGGCCGAGACGGTGGAGGAGTTCATGGCCCGGGGCGGCAAGGTGCAGCGCCTGACGGCCAGCTGGGAGCGGGCAGCATGATCGGCAGTGCAGCGAAGGAGTTTCTGTCGGCCTTGGGGCACCCCCTTGCGGTCCGGATCGTTGATTGGAGGCCGATCGCGGAGGCGCCGCAGGACGGCACGCGGCTGATGCTGTGGGACTCGGTGAGCAAGCGGCCGGTCTTCGGGAGCTGGCGGGGTGACAACCCCAAAATCACGCACTTTGCGGCCGAGCCGGCCGGCCCGGAGGTGCCTTCTTGACGGGCCACAACCGGACAGAGAAAGAGGCCCTCAAAAGGCCCGCACTGAATGACCACGATGCGCGATCGCGCGCTGCACGAGCAAACCACCAAGGGGAAGGCACATGGGAATGAACGAGGCACGCGAACTGCTGTCGAGCCGGACGGGGCCGAGGGCACTGAGCTTCGACGGAAGCATTGGTGGACCGAGCACTGAGGAAATCTTGGCCGCCTTGGCGTACGTCCCGGCCGGCCTTGGTCGCGAACTGCTGGAGGCGCTGTGGTGGCCGGAGAGCGGTCAGCGGAGACGCGAGCAGCTGCGCCAGGCGGTCATCTCCCTGGTCGCGCCCGAGTTCACCCGCCAGATGCACGCTCTTGCCGACGCGCGCACTGACTACGGCATTGCCAAGGCCAGCATGGGCTGGTGCGGTGGGTCGATTACGGAGGCGCAGCGGCGGGAGCTGCTCCGTATGGAAAAGGCTCTGGACGACGCGCGCGCTGCGGCCTGGCCGAACAACACGATGGAACAGTTGGGAGTCCTGGCCGGGGCGGTGATCGCTGAAATGGCCGGCGCGCGCGAGTGCTCGCACTGCTGTGGCAAGAGAGTTCTGCTGGACCCGCGCGTCGCAGGTGTCGTGAACTGCTTGGAGTGCGGTGGTAGCGGCCATGAACCGCTGAGCGGTCGTAAGCGCGCTGCCGCGATCGGTGCCGACTGGTCGGCATACAGCCGGTTCTGGCGCCCGGTGTACGAGTGGATGCTGTGCAGCTTCCGTGCCGCCGAGGCGCGCGCGGCAAGGAAGTTCAACAGGGCTCTTTCCAAGGCCGCATAGCGATGACTTCCTAGGTCATCGGAAACGGGTGCAATCTTCCCAGCATCCAGACGCAAGCCCCGGCCAAGCCGGGGCTTGTTGCCTTTAGGAGGCTGGGCGTTTACGTTCTTTTCGTCACAGTGCATTGGAAGGGACAAATGAACGGAACCACGCAAGAACCAACGATTGGCCTGGCTGAGGAAATACTGAAGGGGTTGGTTGAGAAGGATGGGGTAGGTCGTGACCACTTTCTGCAGTTTCTGATCGGGGTTCTCAATAAGGACTCAAGCGCTGCCATTGGAGTTACCCTCACCGTCGGCGGTTCCCAGATTTCTGGTGAATTGATTGGTGGGGCTGCGTACTTCGAAGAGTTTTCAAGTGCTTTTGCAAAAGCTTTTGGGCGCGGAGATGAAGCAGCGACTGCGGGTCTAAAGCAATCGATGAACAAATTCGGCGACGTCTACCGATCTAACGGGTCGGAAGCTGACGCCGAGTCCGATGCCGACAGTCCACCGCCCGTCTATGTCCACATGCGAAATGCCCAGCAGTTTGCTCCGGGCGGTTTACCGATTCCGGGAAATGGCTGTCTCTGGCGAGGAAAATTGAGTGCAGTCGATGGCTTCTCACTAGGCAAGCTGTCTGTTGATAAGTAGAGGCCTATCGGCTTCTAACATCCACGACTAACTGAATGTAAGGCTCCGGCTAGATCCGGGGCCTTTTTTTTGTCCGTACGACTGTCCAAGGCTCATCGCCGCGGCAGATCTATGCGGGCTTACTACCCGGGGAGGTCCACATGCCGATCCGAACGAGCCACGGGATCACGATGAAGGACGAAATCATTAGCACTGCTGCTGGTGCTGTAGCGAAGGCTGCGCCGCCGGTAACGGTTGCAAGTGCGGTAGCCGCAGGCGCGAACCTTGATCGCGTCGTGGTGGTGCTGACGATCATCTATCTGGTGGGCCAGATCAGCTATCTTGGATGGCGCTGGGTTCGCGAGTGGCGGAGGGCGCGAGCATGAAGGCCAAGATCATCGGCAGCAGCGCCGCCGCCGTCATTGCTTTGGCCGCCGCCGCGCTGGTAAAGCCATGGGAGGGCTACTCGCCGACTCCCTACGTCGACATGGTCGGCGTTGCAACCTACTGCTACGGCGATACCAGCAGACCGGATAAGGCGGTCTACACCGAGCAGGAGTGCGCCGAGAGATTGAACAGCCGGCTCGGGCACTACTTGGTCGGCATTCAGGCGTGTATTCGGGTCCCACTGCAGCCCCATCAGGCCGCGGCGCTGCTCAGCTGGACCTACAACGTCGGCGTTGCTGCTGCTTGCCGCTCAACACTGGTGGGGCGGATCAACGCTGGCCAGCCCGCCGCGAGCTGGTGTCCGGAGCTGGACCGCTGGGTCTACACCGGCGGCAAACGCGTGCAAGGCTTGGTGAACCGCCGCGCGGCAGAACGGGCCATGTGCGAGGGCAAGTCATGAGCCGTATCGCCGTTGTGGTTGTCGGACTCGGCCTGTGGTCCACCGCAATGTTTGGCGCCGGATGGGCATGGCGAGGCGACCGCGCGGAGGCGAGTGAAGCCAATCAGCGCGGCACCTCGGCCTTGGCCTTGGCCGAGCAGGTGAATCAGGCCCGAGCCGTCGAACACCGCCAGGCCGACAGCCTCGCAACCATCGGAGCAAAACATGAAGAAGACCGCGCTGCGGCCGAGACCGTCCCTGCTGCTGTTGTGGCTGACCTGCGCGCTGGTCGTCTCCAGTTGCGCGACGACCTCGCCACCTGCAGTACCGCTCGCCTGTCCGAAGCCGTCGCCGGCGCCGTCGAACGTGATGCGCACGCCCAATTACGAGCAGAGGTCGCGGGAGATCTTGTTCAGATCGGGCGCGACGCCGACGACCAGGTCCGAGCCTGCCAAGCAGTGATTGACGCCGACCGCATGCAGGTCAAGCAATGAACCGTCGGTTGCTGGCCCTCGGCCGGCTGAAGACGGGCGAGATGAACAAGACAGAGGCCGCGTATGCCGAGCGGCTGCGCGCGCTGCAGGCGGCTGGCGAGATCCAGTGGCACCGGTTCGAGGGCATGAAGCTGCGCTTGGCCGACAACACGTTTTACACCCCGGACTTTGCAGTCATGGCTGCCGACGGTGTCATGGAGTGCCACGAGGTGAAGGGGCACTGGCAGGACGACGCCCGAGCCAAGATCAAGATCGCCGCGGCCATGTACCCGTTCCGCTTCATCGCGGTGAAGGTCAGGCGCAAGCGCGACGGCGGTGGCTGGGAAGTGGAGGAGTTCTGATGCGCGCGACAGTGACTGCGTCGGTTCGCCTGCGCTGGTGGCTGCGGTGGTATCTGGCTGCCGTGGTGTGGTTTGCCCGGGCGACGGGCATGGAACCGGACTGGGAGCGGGTTGAGTGGTGGATACGCCGCGGCCTGGTGCTGCGAACGACGAGGGTTGGTGATGGACGCTTTACGGATTGAAGAGGTGGCGGCTGCCCTGACCGCTGAGCAGGCGGCGCGCGCTGGTGCTGATGCTGCCCTGGCAGCGCTCATCGAAGGCAGTACCGACAGCCGCATCGACCGACTGGTCGGGATCATCGAACAGCAGGGCAAGCAGATCGCCGAGCTGGCAATGCACGTTGGCCTGCTCGTGCAGGCGGTGGCGCAGCTGCTGGGCGAGGAGGCCGGTGCACCGGTGCAGGATGAAGATGCCGAGCCTGAGCGCGTCGACCTGGACGGGAAGCCCTACTGATGAGCGCCCGAGGGCTGGCAGGTAACCGGCAGGCCAAGCGCGCCTTGCCGACGAACAGCCGAGCATGGCGCGCGCTGCGAGAGACCATTCTGGTTCGGGACCTGTACCGATGCCAGGAACATGGCTGCGGTGTTCTCTGCACCGGGCGCGGCCAAGCCCACGTCGACCACCTGGATGGCGACCCCAACAACAACGCCCTAGAGAACCTGCGGACGATGTGCATCAGCTGCCATAGCCGGAAGACGGCCCGCGAGGACGGCGGCTTTGGGAACGCCCAGCAGGTGGTTGTGGGGTGCGACGCCGACGGTTGGCCGATCAAGTAGGCCAACAGCGCCGGCGCGGAGTTATCCACAGAAAACTGAACGAAGAAGGGAGGGGGGGGCAAAAAGTTTGCGCCGACTGCCCGGCGATACGTGCGCCCCCCGTTCTTCGCGTATCCACAGTTGGAAAGACGACCCCCGACCGGGGCAGAAGATGGCAAATCCAAGGACACCAGCCGCAAAAGCAGCAGTTTCTGGCGCAGCGGCCAAGAACCCAAAACGGCACAAGGACCGCAAGACGCCGAAAAAGGCCAAGGCGATCGGGCCTCCCTACAAGGGGATGACGAAACCGCAGATCGCGGTATGGCGTGAGCAGGTCGAGAACATGCCATGGCTGCATGCTGGCCACCGGCTGTTGCTGCGCCAGGTCTGCATCTTGGCGGCTCGGATGGAGACCGACCCAGACATGGGGGTTTCGGCCCTCCAGGCGCTGGGCTCCCTGCTTTCCAAGCTCGGCGCAACGCCGGTTGACGAGACAAAAGTGAATCATGGCGGCGAAGAGGACGAAGACCCCGACGACAAGCTCTTCTGATCGCACTACGGCCTATGCGCTGGCGGTGGTAGCAGGTGAGATCGTGGCCGGCCCCCATGTGCGGAATGCATGCCGCCGGCACCTGAAGGACCTGCAAGACGGTCACGAGCGCGGCCTCTACTTCGACCAAGCTGCGGCGCAAAGGGTTTTTGAGTACTTCGAGACGATTCTGAAGCTCTCAGAGGGCCAGTTCGAGGGCCGCTCTTTTGAGCTGCACCCCTCGCAGGCATTCATTCTCGGATCGCTGTTTGGCTGGAAGAAGGCGGACGGCAACCGGCGATTCCGTCGCGCCTATATCGAGATGGGCAAGGGCAACGGAAAGTCGCCCATGGCCGGCGGCATTGGTTTGTATGGGATGACCTCCGACGGGGAGGCTGGCGCGCAGATCTACGCCGCCGCTGCGAAGAAGGAGCAGGCCGGAATCCTGTTCGCCGACGCGGTGAAGATGGTTAAGGCGTCAAAGGCGCTGATGAAGCGTCTGGAGTTCTCCGGCGGCGAGGGGCGCGAGTACAACATCGCTCACCACAAGAGCGGCAGCTTCTTCCGGCCGGTTTCGCGGGACACCGGGCGAACAGGCTCCGGTCCTCGCCCGTACTTCGTGCTTGCCGACGAAGTCCACGAGCTGCCCGACCGGCGCGCCATCGAGATGCTGGAACGCGGCTTTAAGTTCCGGCGACAGCCGTTGCTGTTCATGATCACCAACTCGGGCAGCGACCGAAACAGTGTTGCCTGGGAGGAGCACGAGCACGCGGTGAAAGTGGCGGCTGGGCATACGGAGGCGGTCAACGATCCGACCTTTGTCGGTGAGCCGCTGGACGATCGCACTTTCAGTTACGTGTGCGCGCTCGATGATGGCGACGACCCACTGGAGGATCCGACCTGCTGGGCCAAAGCGAACCCGTTGCTCGGGATCACGATCACCGAGGAGACGCTGCGGGACATTGTTCACCAGGCGAAGGCGATTCCCGGCCAGTTGAACGGCGTGCTGCGCCTGCACTTCTGCGTCTGGACCGATGCTGAAACTGCATGGATGACCCGCGCGACGCTGGAGCCGGCATTGGCCGACTTCGAGATTGCCGAACACCACGGAAAGCCGGTGTATGGCGGGCTCGATCTGTCGCAGGTGCGCGACCTGACCGCTGCGGCGTTCGTCGTCCAAACCGGCAGCTTGCCGGTCACCGTCATGGTGGAGGGCGAGGAGCGCGTGGTCGAGAAGCCGACGTTTGATGCTTGGATTGAGGCATGGACGCCCGGCGACACGGTGGACGCACGCCAGCTGAAGGACAAGCTGCCCTACCGGACGTGGATCAAGGCTGGCCACTTGCACGCGCCGAAGGGCAAGACGATCAGCTTCCGGCATGTGGCTCAGACGCTGGCCGACTACGACCAGGGCTACTCCATTCAGCTGATGGCCTATGACCGGTATGTGTTCCGCCGCTTCGAGGACGATGCCAAACAGATTGGCCTTTCGCTGACCTTCGCTGAGCACCCGCAGGGCGGCACCAGGAAGGGCAAGCCGCTAGAGGCCGCAGCCGAGGCCGCCAAAGCAGCAGGACAGCCGGTGCCAGAGGGCATGTGGATGCCCGGCTCGCTCAACCTGTTGGAAGAGGCACTTTTGGAGGGCCGGATCCGACTGAAGAAGAACCCGGTCCTCGTTTCAGCGCTCATGTCGGCGGTGATCGAAACAGACAAATGGGATAACCGCTGGCTCTCCAAAGAGCGGTCGATCAACAAGATCGATCCGGCCGTCGCACTGTGCATGGCTATCGGTGCTGCGCACGCGAGTTTTGTCCGCTCAGCTTCTGTGTACGAGAAGCGCGGGATCCGATTTCTATAGGGAAAACCATGTCCAGGTTCAATGAAGAAGACCTGAAGTCGCTGGACCGGCTCTGGAATCCGCCGCAGGCGGCGCCACCCAGCGCACGCGCTGAGGCCGGCCAGTTCACGGGAATGAATGATCCGGCACTGCTGGAGTTCATCCGATCACAGGGCGGCCACGGCGGCGGTGGCTACCAGCTGCGCAACATGGCGGTACTCCGCTGCCTGTCCCTGATCTGCGGAACCATCGGCATGCTGCCCCTGAACCTGGTCGAGTCGGGCAGGAAGAAGCGGATAGCCGACGAGCATCCCGCGCACCGCCTGCTGAAGATCAAGCCGAATCCATGGCAGACCCCGCTGGAGTTCAAGCGGCAGATGGAGCTGGCCCGGCAGCGGCACGGGGACGCCTACGCGCGGATCGTGTGGTCAGCAGGTCGGCCAATCCACCTGATCCCGCTGGATTCCCCAGCGGTGAGGGCTGAGCTTGGCGACGACTGGCGCATGCTCTATCGGTTCAACAGCAAGAAGCGTGGAGAGGTCATTCTCAAGCAGGAGGAAGTACTGCACATCCGCGACCTATCCGTGGACGGTGTGACGAGCCTGTCCAGGATGAAGCTGGCAGATCGGGCTATCCGCCTGGCGCTGGATGCGGAACAGGCAGCGAGCCGGATCTTTGAGACCGGCAACATGGCCGGTGGTGCCATCGAGGTGCCCAATGCGCTCAGCGACGTGGCCTATGAGCGCATGCGCACGTCCCTCGACACCGAATATGCCGGCGCCGCCGCGGCGCAGCGCTGGATGCTGCTGGAGGAGAACGCCAAGGCCAACAAGTTCGGCAGCACCGCCCAAGAGGCCCAGCATGTCGAGAACCGCAGCGCACAGGTGGAGGAGGTGGCCAGGCTCTACGGTGTTCCCCGCCCGCTGCTGTTCCTGAGCGATACCAGCTGGGGCACTGGCATCGAGCAGCTGGGCATCTTCTTCCTGCAGTACACGATGCTGGAGCACTTCACCAACTGGGAGCAGGCGGTCGCGCGATCGCTGATCGACGAGCGGGATCTGGAGCGCTACCAGCCCAAGTTCAACGTGCGGGCACTGATGCGCGGCACGCTCAAGGATCAGGCGGACTTCTTCAAGGCCGCTCTCGGCTCCGGCGGTACGGCGCCGTTCCACACGCAGAACGAGATCCGCGACCTCCTGGACTATCCGGAATCGGATCAGCCAGGGGCCAACGACCTGATCAACCCCATGACACAGAAGGGAAAGAGCAATGAGCCTCCGGCAGCTGCCTGAAATCCGCGCCGAGCGACGGCTAGGCGCCGCCCAGTTCGACATGCGTCCCGACGCGCTCGAACGCTGGGAGCCCGAAGTTCGCGCCGCCGGGAACGACGCGAACAGTATCTCGATCTATGACTCGATCGGCGAAAACTGGGAGGGCACTGGCGTCACCGCCAAGCGGATCAGCGCCGCGCTACGCGCCATCGGCGACAAAGACGTGGTGGTGAACATCAACTCACCCGGCGGCGACTTCTTCGAAGGTGTCGCGATCTACAACCTGCTGCGCGAGCACCAGGGCAGGGTGACGGTCCAGGTCATGGGCCTGGCGGCGTCAGCGGCGTCGGTGATTGCGATGGCCGGCGACGAGATCTTGATGGGCGACGGATCGTTCCTGATGATCCACAACGCTTGGGCCGTGGCCATCGGCAATCGGCACGACATGGCCGACGCAGCAAAGCTGCTGGAGCCATTCGACACGGCCATGGCCAAGGTCTACGCGGCCCGCTCGGGCGTCACCGAGGCTGAGGCGGCTCGGATGATGGACGAGGAGACCTGGATCGGTGCCGCCCAGGCGGTGGAAGACGGCTTTGCCGATGGCCTGCTCGATGGAGCTGCCGCCACCAAGGATGCAAAGCAGGCATCGGGTGGGCGTAAGGCGCTGGCCTTGGTCGAGGCGGCGATGGCCAAAGCAGGCCACTCCCGCTCCATGCGACGCGACACCCTGAAATCGCTGTTCAACGGCAAGCCGTGCGCTGCCGGGTCCGCTACGCCGAGCGCTGGCGGCAACGAAACCTCGGCCCTGCTGCAGGGCCTTCTCGACAACATCAAAGCCTAAGAGGCCAACACATGACCAAGATGACCCACGGCCGCGTCCCGCGCGGCCTCGTTTGCGTGCACGCCGATGGCGGCAGCCAGCCCGACGTGAAGGCGCTGGTGGAGTCGCTGAACAAGGCATTCGCCGACTTCAAGGCTGAGCACACCAAGCAGCTGGAAGAGATCAAGAAGGGCAGCGCCGATGCACTGCAGGCCCTGAAGGTCGACAACATCAATGCAGACATTACCCGCCTGCAGGCCGCGGTCGACCAGGCCAACACCCAGATGGCCGCGTTCCAGATGGGCGGCGGTAGCGCCGGCAGTTCTGTCGCTGATGCGGAGTACACCGAGTCGTTCCGTGCCCACTTCCGCAAGGGTGAAGTGCAGGCTGCCCTCAACAAGGGGGCGGCCGATGAGGGCGGCTACTTGGCACCGGTAGAATGGGACCGCTCGATCACCGACCGCCTGGTCATCGTGTCGGACATGCGCCAGCTGGCCAACGTGCAGCCCTGCTCCGGGGCGGGCCTGACCAAGCTGTACAACACCGGCGGCACGTCCTCGGGCTGGGTGGGCGAAGAAGATCCCCGCCCGGAGACCACAACGGCAAAGCTGCGTCCGCTCAGCTTCGGCTGGGGCGAAATCTACGCCAATCCGGCGGCGACCCAGCAGCTGCTGGACGATGCCGAGATTGACCTGGAGGCATGGCTGGCCGGTGAGGTCGAGCTGGAGTTCGCCAAGCAGGAGGGCGATGCGTTCTTCTCCGGCAATGGCGTCAACAAGCCGTTCGGCATCCTGACCTACGTGGAAGGCGGCGCCAACGCGGCCAAGCACCCGTTCGGTGCCATCAAGGCCGTGAACAGCGGGCTGGCGGCTGGCATCAACGGTGACAGCATTCTGGACCTGGTCTATGACCTGCCGTCGGCATTCACTGCGGGCGCCAAGTTCGCGCTGAACCGCAAGACGCAGGGTGTGGTGCGCAAGCTGAAGGATGCCCAGGGCAACTACCTGTGGCAGCCGTCGCTCGTGGCGGGTCAGCCGTCGACCCTGGCCGGCTTTGCGGTGCAGGATGTGGCCGCGATCCCGGATGTGGCAGCAAACGCCATCGCCGCGCTGTTCGGCGACTTCAAGCAGACCTACACCGTGTACGACCGCAAGGGCGTGCGCGTTCTGCGCGACCCGTACACCAACAAGCCGTACGTGATGTTCTACACCACCAAGCGCGTGGGCGGCGGTGTGCACAACCCCGAGCCGATGCGCGCCCTCAAGATCGCGGCTTCGGCCTGATCACCCACCCGTCGGGCGGCCTTGCGCCGCCCGGCATCCAGCCTGTGATCGAGGAGCCGCAATGGCAAAGTTCATCAAGCCCTTCCGTGGAGTGCCGGAAGGCGAGATCTATCCCGTCCAGTTCGTTGCCGGCGATGACTGCCCGCCCGAGCTGGAGGCCGGTGCACTCTCTGTCGGTGCGCTCAGCCTGATGGCAGACACACCGCCACCGTCCCTGCTGGGATCCAGTGTTCAGCCGGAGAGCTTCGAGCTTTCCGACGGCAATGTCCTGTCGTTGGGCGACGTGGTTGGCCGCGCACACGCTGTCTCTGGGCTGTCGGTGGAGGACTGGAACGCGCTCGAGGACAGCGCACGCGAGGCGCTGATCGCCGAGACCGTCGACAAGCTCTCCGGCGAGGGGGACAAGGGCCAGGTCGCTGCCGAAGACAAGCCGGCCTTGATGGCGCAGCTTGAAGCTGCGGGCATCCCGTTCGACAAGCGCTGGGGGGCGGAGAAGCTGGCCGCGGCTCTGGCTGAAGGGAAGAAGGACTGATATGCCCATCGTCTCACTCGCACAAGCCCGCTCGCATGTGCGAGTTGAGGCCGATTACCCTGAGGAACAGCTGCAGGCCGCCATTGCCGGCGCGCAGGATGCAGCGCAGGCATACCTCAATCGGCGGATCTACGAGGACGCCGACGCCTTGGCTCTGGCAAGGCGGAGCTACCCAGCCGTAATGAAGGCCGCCGCGCTTGCAAAAAGCCAGGCGCTGGCAGATGCGGCGTTCATTGAGGATGGGGACGAGCGCACCGCCGCGGTACGGCTGGCGGTTGTCGCCCATCGCGAGGCGACAGTAGAGGCGGAGGCCTGCATCCACGGCGTTGTTGCGAATCCGAGCATCTTCTCTGCCATCCTGCTGACGCTCGGTCACCTCTACGCGAACCGCACGGATGTGATCGTGGGGGCTCAGGCGGTCGAGCTACCCAACGGTGCCAAGAGCCTGCTGCGCCCATACCGAAGGGTGATGATGCCATGACGCTTCTAGATGGCGATCTGCAGCACCGTATCCGCTTCGAGCGCAAGACCGAACCGCGCGACCCGCTGGGCGGCCCAGGTAAGCCGGTGTGGGTCGAGGTTGTGAGTGTGTGGGCCAAGGCCACCAACAATCTTGCGGCAACGACAGAGGCGGTCGCCGCCGGTGCCGAGCGCTACCGGGAGCAGGTTCGGTTCGATATCCGCCCGCGTGACGTTGATCCTCAGTGGCGGATCGTGTTCCGTGGCCGTGCCTTCGATATCAAGAGCATCGCACCCAGCAACGACCGCAGCGAGATGGCGATCATCGCCGTAGCGGGGTTGACCAATGTCTGAGCAGGTGGAGATCGACGGTCTGGACGGCCTCCTGCGTTCGCTACGGGCGGCTCCCAAGGCGATCCAGGGAAGGGCGGTTCAGGCCGGCATGCGCAAGGGCGGCAACGTCATCCGCGACGACGCCCGGCGCCGGGCTCCGAGAGCATCGGGGTTCATGGCCACGCAGATCGTCACCCGCCGGGCCAACACCAAAAGCCGACAGCGCGCAGGTGTAGGCCAAGGCGGCGAGTACTACACGGTCGGGGTTAAGACCGGTCGCCGGCGCAAGTACGCCAACACCAAGCGCAACCGGCGCCGCGGCCGCGTCGGGAAGGTCTATGAGGAGGCGGGCTGGGCCTATTACTGGCGCTTCAAGGAATTCGGCACCAGGAAGATGAGGGCCGAGCCGTTCCTCACGCCGGCAGGCGAGGCCAAGGGACCGGAGGCAGCGCAGGTGATCATCAATGAAACCTGGGCGGCGCTCGACAAGCAGCTGAAGAAGGATGGCTGGCGATGATGGTTCCCCTGATCCAGTCCCTGCTGCAGGGTGATGCAGCGGTTCGGCACGTGCTGGGCGACCCGATCCGGCTGTGGCCGGGGACCGCGCCACAGGATGCAGCACTGCCCTACGCGACGTGGGAGGTCGTCGGCGGATCGCCCACCGCGATGCTGTCCGAGGTGCCGCCGGCCGACGGCTGGCGCGTCCGGTTGACCGTGTGGGGCGAAGCCCTGACGCAGGCCAACGGCGCGGCCGTCGCCATCCGCGACGCGATCGAGCGCGTAGGCAGCATCGAGTCTTACAACCCGACGCCTGACAGCGACGGCGCGGACGCCTTTGGCATCTCCTTCGACGCCAGCCTCCTGCAACTGCGCTGAACCACACAACGGCAACCCACTGGCCCCGCAAGGGGCCTTTTTCATGCCCGGCGACGGGCGCAACACAAGGAAACCCCTATGGGACAGGTAATCAAGTCGAAGCATTCGCAGCTGTTCGTCGCCATCGCCGCGGCCGAGGTCATCAAGGTGACCCGCCTGCGTTCGGTCGGCTTCCCCGATGGCCAGGCGTCGGAGATCGATATCTCCGACTACGACGACGACTGGGACCAGTTCGTCGCCGGCCGCAAGCAGACCGGCAGCACCAGCATCGAGATCATCTACGACAGCGTCGACCACGAGAAGCTGGAAGAGCTGCACGAGACCGGTGCCGTCGTGAACTGGCTGGTGACTGCGCCGCTGTCGGAAACCGAAGGCGTGGCCAAGCCGACCGCCGTTGCCGGCAAGATCACCCCGCCGGACACCGTGCTGTCCAAGCAGTTCGACGGCTTCGTGCAGAACTTTGCGGTGACCAGCCAGGACAACGATGTATGGAAGGCGACGATCACCATCCGCGGCTCCGGCGCCGTTACCACGCACCGCCCGACGCCGTAAGGCAGCGGCAACGGCGCACACCCAGGCCCGCTCTGGCGGGCCATCTCTCTGACAGGGCGCGCGGATCCTCCGCGTGTTAGCCGTGCGCGGCCCGCGCGCTCTGTCGCCACTGAAGGAAACGGCCAATGAGCAAGACCAGCGAAACCACCCAAACCCAGCCGCAGCAGCCCGTGAGCATCCTGCAGTCGTTCACCAACCTGGGCATGTTCGCCTCCAAGGACGTTCGCGCCGACACGATCACCTTGCCCAACGGTGCTAAGGCGCAGTTCCATGTGCGCGAGCTGCCGGACGCGGAGTTCCGCAAGCTGTGGGGCGAAGGCGATCGCGCCAAGCTGATCGCAGCGACCATCTGCGACGAGGACGGCAAGCCCGTGATGAACGTGGAGCAGGCCGCCCAGCTCAAGCCCCTGGTGGCCGCTGAGCTGCAGCGCGTGGCCATGAAGCATTCCGGCTTCGGCGAGGATGCTGCCCAAGCCCAGGCTGACGCGGGAAACGGCTAAGGCAGCGCGGCGAGGACTGGTTCTGGAAGGTACTCGCCGGCCACCTGCATCGCACGGTGTCCGAGCTGCAGGCGAGCATGTCGCGCCGGGAGTTCCTGGAATGGTGGGAGTTCCATAAGCGGAATCCCATCGACCCCGTAAGCCTGCACATCAAGCCCGCTGCCTTCGCCGCGTACATCACCGCCTCACACAGCCAGGGCGGCACCAAGCGCTCCTTTCAGGAGTACCTGGACACTCTTGTTCCACGTTCCGAGGAGGACGAGGCACAGGACTGGTTCGATCGACTGGGATAGCCATGACCGATACCTTTGGGCGCTTTGCCGCCCTCCCGATCGGCCCGCTGCTCGCTGCGCGCGACGGTGGGCTCACTCTCGCCACGACGGAAGCAGCCGACCTCAACCGCTGCGCCCGGTCCGACTTTGCCCTCAGCGCCGGCGTTGTCGGCGTCGAGTTCGCGCTGTGGGGCGATGACGACCTCTCGGCCGTCGTGGGCTTTGTCACGGCAGCAGCGTCCCTCAGCCAAGCGCCGGGCGCGAACGGGGAGGGCATCGGCTGGGAACTGGCCACCGGTCGCCTGATCCAAGGCACTGGTGCGATCGCAACTGGTCTGCCCGTGGTCGCGCTGGGCGATATCGTCGGGATGCGGGTCTCCTTCGGCAGTCCCTCCAGGCTCCACCTGTACCTCAACGGCGCGCTGGTCCACCAGCGCGACCTGCTGCTGGCCGGCCCGCTCCACTTCGCCGCCGCACTGGCTGCGACGAAGGCCGGTGGGCTGTGCTTGGCCGTGAACGCTGGACAGTGGGGCGCCCGCAGCGACGCCGCTGTTGCCGGTTGGAAGCTGGAACAGGCCCAAGCGCCGACCACTCGGCTGGCCGACGATGACTGGCTCTCCGCGCCAGGCGATAGCCCGGCCAATGCCCGGTACGAAGGGCTGGTGGCCGACGGCGTCAACCTCGTCCAGGAGCTGAGCTTCTGGCCGTGGGGTGGCGATCCGGTGTCGCAGACGGCGGCGGCGGAATGCGTGGTCGCCGACGCCGAGGGGCTGCTGGATGACCTGGCATTGTCCGGTGCCTCGGGGGCTGCGGTGCGCATCCTGCAGGTCGATGACGGCGGCATGCTGGCCGACGCCGCTCCGGTGTTCCGCTGTGTCATCGATCAGATCGAGGTGAACGACGACGGCAGCAAGACCCTGCACCTGCGCGACGCGCACGACTACCTGGGCCAGACCATCAACCGGGGCGTGTTCCTGCCCAACATCACCTCGCTGGCCTGGAAGCCGCAGCCGGTAGTGATCGGCGCGGTGGCCAGCGTGCCGGCAGCCGGCGCCAATTCCGATGCGACAGCGATGTTCCTGGCCGACAGCCCGGTGCACGTAAGCGCTGTGATGGACCGCGGCGATCTGATGGAAGACGGCACCTTCAGCATGGCGCCGGACGGCCAGCAGCTGCTGCTGAAATCTCCTCCCGTCACCCCTGTGGTGGTCGATGGGTCGAGCATCGGCCCCGGCATGGCCCCGGCGCGCCTGGAGCAGGCCGTGGGTGACGTGATGGCCCGCCTCGGGGCAGGGGCTTGGTCGGCAGCGGACTGTGCGGCCGTGGACGCTGCAACCGGCTACGCCGGTATCGGCTACTACGCCGGAGCGGCCATCACGGGCAGGGATGCCCTGAACGCGATGCTGCCCAGCTACGGTGTCGGGTGCTACCAGGATCCCACCGGTGTACTGCGTTTCGTGCAGGTGGTTGCGCCGGAGACCTACCAGGGGCAGCCGGCGTTTGAGATCTCGGAAGCGGACATGGCCAGCGACCTTGTCGGCGTCCCGGACGACGCGCCCAATCTCACCCGACGCATGGCGTATCGGCCGAACGCGCAGGCCCTCGGTGCCTCCGACCTCGTCACCGACGTGGTGGAGGTGCCGCAGAGCCGCCGCGACGAGCTGACGGGCCTCTACCGAGGTCAGGTGTTCGCTGCGGGCGTACTGGACGCCCACTACCATCGCGCCGACGCCGCCGATCCGGTCATTTCGCTGTTCTGGCATGCCGCCGACGCGCAGGCCGAGATCAACCGCGTCGTGGCGATGTACAAGCGGCAGCGGTTCTTCTACCAGGTCGCCATTCGCGGTGATCAGGACATGGCTCCGCTCCCTGGTCAGATCGGCCGGCTGACCTACAGCCGCTACGGCCTGGCCGATGGCAAGCCGGTGCTGGTGCGGCGTGTAGAGCGCAACCCTGCCACGGGGGACGTGGTGCTTACCCTGTGGGGATGATGACGTGTTGATTGGATATGGCATGCCGGCGGTGGAAACGGCCACCCTCACCGGTGGAACGTGGTTGTCGACCGACCAAGGCGCGGCGCTCTTCGATGGCAAGCCTGGGCGCTCGTCGCGGATCCGGCGCACCGGTTCGCTGGCGATCACGATCACCTTGGCCGAGGCCGTTGTGCCGGGGATCATCGCGATTCTCGGCCTCAACATCCCGCCCGGCGTGCAGGTGAGCGCTGCCGGCGCCAGCGGCACCACGATGCGACTGCCCGGCGGGAGTGTCTGCGCATGGCTGTTCCCGCAGGCCAGCGCCCTGGTCTCGACAGTGTCCGTCGAGATCGCCACAACTGCCACGAACGTGGACGTGGGCGAGATCGCGATCTTCCGGGCAGTTGAGGTGGGCATCAGCGACGGCTGGGCGGTGGCGACGATCGACACCAGCGTGCACACCCGCACCAAGGGTGGGCAGGTCAACACGGTTCCTGGGCCTCTGTACCGCCGGCTCACGTGCACCTTTTCCGGCCGGCCGACGGCTGCCGTGCGCGCCGGTGGGTTGGGCGGGACCGATTGGGAGACGGTGGCGGCAGCGATCGCGGGGCGCCGGCGCTCCTGCGTTGTGCCGCAGTACCGGGATATGGTCAGCAAGGCGCTCGACCCGCTGCTGGCGGCGCGGTCGGCGCTCTACGGTTACCCGACACAGCTGCCGTCGGCGGAGAACATCAGCCGGCAGTACTTCACCGGGTACATGGAGTTCGAGGAAATACCCGCTTGATACCTCGGCTAGTGTTTGGCACTAAGCTGTAGTCGATCGAACCGAGGGAGAAAAACATGGATGCCGGCCAGAAAGTCGCGCTCGCTGTGATTGGAATTGTTGCTATGGGGGCGGCAGCGATGTGGCTGGTCATTACCGGAACAACAAGCAGGAATCATGATCAAGTACCTGCGTCCGCAGCCGCTCCGGTATCGCCCGTTTGTGTGCGGGCCGTTGAGTCGCTCGAAGCGTCTGGCGTCGCTAGGCCGGGCCGGGTGGACTCGAATTCGGCCGACGTACTTGTCGATGAGCATTGGGCTGAGATGAGCTTCAGCGATCAACAGCTCAACGCTAGATGCATATCGAATTACGCAGCCGGCTCGTCTGATAAGTGGATCACCCGGGTCAGGTTCATCAACCAGCGAACAGGCATCGTGTACGGGCTGCTGGAAGGCGACCGATATTCGGTTCCCTGATCAGTCCAAGTGTCGCGTCACAGCCACATGGCCCCGCATTGCGGGGCCTTTTTATTGGGAAGCCTATGAGCCTCTACACTCTCACCGTTGATCTCCTCGCCAAGACCGGGTCGTTCGAGCAGGGGATGACAAAAGCGGAGCATGTTGCGGCCCAACGGTCTGCCGCAATTCAACGCACCATGTCGAACGTTGCCACCGCAGTTGGCACTGCAATGGGGACGGCGGCTGTTGCCGTTGGCACTGCCGTTGTCACCTGGACACGCCAAGTGGGAGATCTGGCCTACCAGTATGAGCGGATGGCACAGCTTTCTGGCACGAGTACGGAGAGCTTCCAGCGGATGGCCGCGGGGGCCGCGACGGTAGGAATCAGCCACGAGAAGCTGGCCGATATCCTCAAGGATGTGCAGGACAAGATTGGCGACTACATCCAGACGGGTGGCGGCGCTATGGCCGACTTCTTCAATAACATCGCCAAGGGCGCCGGCGTCACAGCCGAGCAGATGCGTAAGCTATCCGGCCCGGACGCCCTCGGGCTGTACTTCAAGAGCCTCGAACGGGCCAATTTGTCGCAGACTGAACTGACCTTCTACATGGAGGCCATCGCCAGCGACTCGGCGATGCTAATCCCGTTGCTGCGCAACAACAGCGCCGGATTCAAGCAGTGGGGCCAAGCCGCGGAGGCAGCTGGCGCGATCATCAGCAACGACACCACCAAGGCGATGAACGAGTTGCGCCGCGTTACGCAGGAGGCGGACCTCGCTTTTATGGGTGTCAAGGTTCAGGTCGCTGAGGGCGTTATTCCGACCCTGAATGAATTGAACAAGCTGCTGCACGATCCCAAGGCGCAGGAGGCAATGCAGTCGGCCACCAACGGCGTGATTCAATTCGGAAAGGCCGCTCTGGACGCTGCGGCAGGATTCGGGCAGTTGGTGGTTAGCTACACCGGGTGGCTCAAATCGAAGGGCTTCATGCCCGTCAGTAACAACGATTCGCTGGAGAGCCTTCAGGCACGGCGGGGCGCGCTGGGTGACAGCCTGAAGAACTGGAAGGGCATCTTCAGCGGTGACGCAAAGAAGAAGGTGCAGGGCGAGCTGGCAGAAGTGGACGCACTCATCGCGGCGTTCCCGTTCCGGGGCGTGACCGCAACAGTGGAGACCACTGCCGGCATCCTTGGCCAGCCAAGGCCCTACGAGCCGCCAAAGCTTGGGCGCGAGAAAACGACGAGCAGCTCTGCCGTTGACCGCCAGGCAGAATCGCTGCGGCGCTACGCCGCCGAGGCAGACATGGCGGCGGCCACGATGGCCGGCCCGCTGGCCGAGGCCGAGCAGAAGCACAAGCAACGCTTGGCAGAGCTGACTAAGGAACTGGCCGCAGGCAACATCACGCGCGCTGCCTTCAACACGCTGGAGAAGGAGTCAGCGTCTCAGCTTGCGGCCACCACCGCAGAGCTGGACAAGCGCAAGCGGGCGCCGCAGGCACTGCTCGACACCATGAGCGGCGAACTCGACATGATGCGCCTCATCGGCCCAGCGCGGGAGCGCGCACGGCGTGAGATGCAGAATCAGCGGGACATGCAGGAGGCAATCAACGAGGCGAACGCGGCAGGTGCGGGCATCAATGCCGACCTAAGCGCCTCGCTGATGGCGCAGGCACGTGCTGCCGCACAAGCTAGCATCGACGCGGACAAGTACGCCGCCAGCCTGCAGCAATGGGCGGATGTGGGCAATTACCTGGTGAGCGACACAGCCGACGCCATGGCCGACTTCGTCGCGGGCGGCCTGCGTGATTGGTCTGGCCTGTGGGACGACATGAAAGACGTGGCCAAACAGGGGCTGCGTGACATTGCGCGCCAGCTGCTGCAGCAAAAGCTCGTGATCCCGATTCAAACAAAGATCCTGGAGAGCATTAACGGGATGACGGGCCAGGGCGGTGGCCTGAGCCTTCAGAGCATCATGGGGCTGTTTGGTGGCAATGGCGCGGCCGGCGGCGGTCAGAACCTGGGGACCATTGCCGGACTGCTGTCCAAGGGCCAGGGGCTGTTCAGTGCGGGCGCAAGTGCGGCGAGCAGCGGCGCCAGCGCTGGCAGTCTGCTGGGGTTCGGGAACAACGTTGCCGCCCTCACCGGTGGCGGCGCGGCCGCAGCGGGTGGTTCTTCGGCCGCGGCTGGCGCCGGTGCAGCTGGCTCGTCCGCAGCAGCGGCGGTGCCGATCATCGGCTGGATCGTTGCCGGCATGATGAAGAACGCCGAGCTGTTCGATCAGGGCTGGAACATCGCCAACGGGGAGAGCTGGGCCGGCAAGATTGCCACCGCCGGCGCGGTGGGCCTTGCCGACAAGACGTTCCGCGGGCTGGGATTCAACGACAAGGTCGCATCGATCCTGTCCGGGTCGAGCATCCACGCCAAGCTGTTCGGCCGCGGCGCGCCTAAGATCACCGGCCAGGGCCTGACCGGCTCGTATGGGTTCGGTGGCTTCGACGGCCAGACCTACGCCGATATCAAGCAGAAGGGCGGCTTCTTCCGGTCCGACAAGAAGTGGACGCAGTACGGCGCGGTGGATCCCGGTATCGATCGCACGTTCGACATGGCCGCGCGTCAGGTCCGCGGTGCGGCAACCGGACTGGCCAAGCAGTTGGGCGTCGACCTGACCCAGCAGCTGGGTGGCGTGCGGGTGAGCCTGGGCAAGCTGCAGCTGTCGGCGGACTCCGCCGAGGCCAAGTCGCAGCTGGAGGCGTACCTCGGTGACATGACCAACCGGCTGTTCACCGAGGCGGTGAAGGCTGCCGGCTTCGGAGGCCAGCTGGACGGCTACTTCGAGGCGTCGGATGTGTTCAACGCGCTGAGTGCGTCGATCGCACTGGCGGTGGGCAATGCCGACGAGCTGGGCCGCGCCCTCAACGGGATGGAGGTCGACAAGGTCAACAAGGCGGTGGATTACTTCCAGGACCTGGCCAGCGTCGCCGGCACGGACCTGGCCACCCAGGTCGAGAAGGTGACCGGATTGCTTGGGAACTACGCCTCGCTGATGGCGGACGTTTCCACGCAGCTCACGACCGGCGACCTGTCCAGCTACCAGCAGCAGGCCCTGAGCATCGAGCGGACCTACCGGCAGCAGGTGAAGTCGGCCAACGACTACGCCAAGGCCCTGGGCTTGTCCGGTGCACGTGCCGAGGACCTGGCCAAGATCGAAGCGCTGCGCGCGATGAACATGGGCAAGCTGCAGGCGCAGATCGACAAGGACAAAAAGGCCATGCAGTACGGCCTGTCGATCAGCGACCTGTCGCCGCTGACGGACCAGCAGAAGCTCGGCGAGGCCATGAAGGAGCTGGAGCGGGCCGTGGCCGGTGGCGACACCAGCGCAGCCCAGGCGGCGGCACAGGCCGCCCTTGGCTTTGGCCGGAACCTGTACGCCAGCGGCAAGGACTACAACGGGCTGTACGACCAGGTGACTGGGCTCATCGGCGGCATGAAGGTCGGCGACCTGAACACCGAGGACGGCACCAGCATGGGACAGCTGGCGGACGCGATCGAGGCCCTGCCGGACAACTTCAGCCGTGCGGTGTTCGACCTGGTGGTGAACAACGAGTCGCAGTCTCAGACCACGGCCGCTGTGCAGCAGAGCAACGCGCTGCTGACCGACGTGAAGGGGCTGCTGCAGGACCTGCTTTCAACCACCACTCAGGGCGTCCGCGCCTCCAGCAGCAACGCGCTGCGTCAGGCACTCAACGCGAGGTAATCCGCAATGCAAGCAAGGAAACTCACGCTGGTGGAGATCGGCGTGGGCGCGCTGCCGTCGCCGTCGCCGGCGGCGCCGCGCTACTCGAACTGGTTCCCGGTCGTGCACCGGGCACCCGACGTGCCACCGGTGGATGGGGTGACCCCCAACCCGGTGGCCGATGGCGTGCTGCTGGAATGGCCGGCTGTCGATCTGGCAGGCGTCGTGTACGTGGTTGAGCGTGGCCCCTCTCCGGAGGGGCCGTGGACCGAGATCTATCGGACCACCGACACGCGCTACTTCTACAGCGACAACACCGGCACCAAGTGGTGGTTCAAGATCACGCCGACCGTGCGCGGCCGGCCGGGCTCGGGCTCAGTCGTGGAGGCTACGCCACCGCCGACCACGGCCGAGCTGATCAAGCAGACCGAGCGGATCACGAAGGAGATCGCCGACCGAATGGAGGCAGATGCCGCAGAAGCGGCCGCGCGGGCCGATGGCCTGGCTGCCGCTGCGCGGGATCTCCTGGCCGAGGCTGAGCTGCGGCAGCGCGGCGTGTCCGATGCAATGGAGGCGATCGCACAGGAGGCGCAGGACCGCGCCGATGGGCTGCTGAACGAACGCCTTGAGCGCGAGGCTGCCATCACGCTGGAGACCCAAACCCGGCAGAGCGACGTGGAATCGCTGTCACGCGCGCTGTCCGAGGTGGCCGCCGGCAGTGGGACCCAGTTCGACCGCCTGCGCATCTGGTACTTCGACACCACCGTGGAGGAGTGGACCGGCAACGGAGCGCCACCGACGATGGTCGATGGCTGGCTGCGGCCGGCCAACGGAACCGAGAACCCGTATGTGCAATCGCCGGCAGCGCTGGCCGTTGACGGCAGCGCTTACCGCTTCGTCAAGCTGAGGGTGAAGCGCGTTGGCGATGCCGCGTGGGACGGCTTTCTGCAGTGGATCACGCTGGCCGACCAGGCATGGGACGTGGACAAGCGGGCAGCGATCCCGGAGCCGCGGTGGGACGACAATGGCGTCGGCACGGTCGACGTGGCCGATATCGCCTGGTGGCCGGGTGAGGTCGACGCCATCCGGCTGCAGTTCGGCGCGACCCAGACCGTCTCCACCTACTTCATGACCGACTGGGTGGCCATCGGGCGTCCGACGCCCGGTGCCGGCGTGGCGCTGGTCCAGGAGGAAGCCCGCGCCCGCGTAGCCGCGGACGTGGCCGAAGCCAGCAAGCGCGAGACGCTGGCCGTGCAGCTGCGGGGCGACTACGAGGGCAGCGACCTGTCCCAGGTTCCGAGCGGGCTGTTTGCGGCGGAGCGCGATGCACGGGTCACGGCCGATGAGGCCAACGCCAGCGCCATTGAGGTGATCCAGGCCCGGATGCCCACGGGCGATGGCACGGTGGCCACGGAGGCCAGCGTCACAGAGGAACGCCAGGCGCGCGCAGACGGCGACAGCGCCAACGCTGAGGCGGTCGAGCGGGTGTCCGCGAGGATGCCGGCCGGCGACGGCAAGGTGGCCTCTGTGGAAGCGCTGGATGCCGTCACGACCCGTGTGGAAGAAACGGAGGACGGGATCCGGGCGGTCGGCGACAGAACGTCCTCGCTGGAAGCGCAGGTGACGTACAAGCACGCCGGCGACCGGGACTGGAACGCCGGTGACCGCGACGTGCGCGCGGGTGTGAAAACCTGGCAGTCGGTGATCGCCCAAGGCGACCGCGCCGTCGCCAAGCAGGTGGACTCGGTCCGGGCAGAGCTGGGGGAGTTCGAGGCCACGGCCACGCGTTCCATCGAGGTCATCGCAACGGAGCAGAGCGCCCAGGCGGTGCAGATCCAGCACCTGGGCGTCGAGCTGGACGGAAAAGCATCGGCGGACTACGTCGAGGAGATCAGCGCCCGGGTCAACGTGACCGAGCACGGCATCGAAGCGGTTACTGGCCAGCTCGCCTCGGTGAAGGCTGAAGTAGCCGGCAAGGCGAGTGCGCAGGTGGTCCAGGGCATGGAGGCCCGGTTCACTCAAACCGAAGGCGGTTTGGCGCAGGTCATGGCCAAGGCATTCCTGCACCTGATCGCCGACTCCGGAAATGGGCCGCTGATCGGTGGCATGGAGCTGGGCAACGACGGCAACGTGGTCAGCCTGCGGTTCCTGACCAACAGCATGGAGATCCTCGCGCCCAACGGGGCCAGTGAGGGCATGGAATGGCGCAATGGCTACCTGCGTGTATGGAAGGGAGCGGCGCAGCGCATCATCGGCGCCAGCTTCGGCGCCGCCGGCGACAACCTGATCGACTACTTCGGGCCGAACGTCGGCGCCGGTGCCGCGTCGAAGGCCAACGCGGTGATGTGGATGGACGCCAGCGGCAGTGCCTACTTTGGCGGCCAGCTGTCGGCGGGCATCCTGCGCAACGCGGTCCAGACGACGACCACGCAGACCGTCGGCGTGGAGCTAGTCAACGGCCCGTTCGCCACCAACGGCCGCGTGCGGAGCGTCACTGTCAGCTTCTCCCGCCGGCATATCCGGACCAAGACCACCTACGGCAGTGACGGCTTTGTCGCGGGCGCGGGCCAGAACACGGCGCGCGTGGAAATCTATCGGCGGGTCGGTGAGGGCGCTGAATCGCTGTGGCAGGTCCTGAACGTCAGCGGTTCGGTGATGATCCTCAATGAACAGGATGGCCCTGACAGTGCCACCTCCACCTGGGGTGGATCGTTCACCGTAAACGACACCAGCACCAGCGCGCAGACGATGACCTACCGCGCGGTGATCACCAGCTTCACCGAACAGGACGTTAGGCACGAGTCCGGCTCCTTCCAGCAGCAGTCCATCACGCAGAGCCTGTCGATCATCTCGGTCGAGAACTGAAACCGCACAAGGCGCGGGCCGGCATGTCCGGCCCGCATTGCCGTGGGCGATCAACAGCAGAGAACACACATGCCGCAGAAACTCATCGATCAAACCACCATCCAGCCGGATGGCCGCCCAGGCGACGACGCGTTCACTGCCTTTGCAACCTGCAACGACAACTTCGAGGATGCCGAGGGACGCCTTTCGGCGTTAGAGGCCGGTGGTCAGGGCGTGGAGGACCTGAAGGTCGCACTGCAGCAGGAGAAGCAGCTGCGTGACGATGCCGATACTGCGCTCTCGCAGGCCATCGCTGCAGAAGTGACCGCACGCCAGGACGCTGACACTGCGCTAGGCGCGCGCATCATTGGTAAGAATGTCCTGATCAATGGCGCTTTCATGTTCTGGCAGCGAGGAACGTATCAGGCGCCCATCGATACTGGATATGCGCCGCGCTTCTTCGCAGCAGATAGGTGGTATATCGCATCGGCAGGCACCAAGCTGACAATGGCCCAAGGTGCATTTCCGAAGGGGCAGACCGAAGTCCCGGGTAACCCGCGCTTCTATATGACCTGCTCCAGTAACAGCGGGCTGGCAGCGGCGAATCTCGGCTACTTCGGGCAAACGATTGAGGGCGTGGATGTACTGGCCGGAGAAGTGGTCACCCTGAGCTTCTACGCACGCACCAATGTCCTTGCCAAGCTCAGTGTGAGCGTCGTTCAGTCGTTCGGGCCGAACGGTGATCCCGACGCAAACCTTGTGCTACCCGTGCAGACCATTCCGGGCTTCCAGTGGAAGCGCTATTCCCTCACCTTCACCATGCCCAGCATTGCCGGCAAAAACATGAACGCAGGCCACCATTCTCGGATTCGCTTCTGGATGGATGCGGGGACCAATTACGCGAACATCGCAGGCGCGGTCGGAAACCAGACGTTCGCAATCGATATCGCACAGGTGCAGCTGGAACGGGGAGCGGTCGCCTCTGCTTTCGACGAGCGTCCGCCGGCATTGGAGCTTTTGCTGTGCCAGCGCTTCTATGAGAAGAGCTACGACGTGGGTGTCCTTCCGGGGGCGGTGGCCGTCAACGGTCGCCTCAATCGCTTCTACGACAAGCAGGGGGGCGGCAGCACCGCCGACGTGCGGTTCACTGTCCGAAAACGCGCAGTACCGGCAATTGCGATCTACAACGATCAAACCGGGCAGATCAACAGCATATCCGCCGCCAATGGGGCGTCGGGAACGGTCAACTCTGTGATCAACATTGGCGAAGCCGGCTGCCAAGTGAACTACACGCCAGCGAATTCGTGGGGTGCTGCTTTCCACTACACGGCAGATGCGGAGATCTGAAATGTACCGACTGACTGAAAGCCCTGGCGTCGTTCAATGCCTGGAAACTATGGTGTTCTTCGGCGAAGACAGCGATACCTGGCAGGCGGCCCAGTACCGGGCTTGGGTCGCTGACGGTGGGGTGCCGGACCCGGTGCCACCGCCATTCGCGATTCACTCGCCGAGCCACTACCGCTACATCCGGGATCAGGCGTTCGCGTGGATGCGCGCCGAGGCGGTAGAGCGCGGTTACGACGGCATCGAGTCGTGCGCTAGCTACTACAACAGTGGCGTGGCCCGATATCGCGCGGAGGCGCGGGCGATGGTCGCCTGGCGCGATGCTGTGAACCAGGCGCTGGAGCAGCTGGTGCTGGCGCCGCCGGATGGCATCGAGACGTGGGAGCAGGTGCGCGCGCTGTTGCCGCAGCCGGAGACGTTCGCCTGGCCGGAGAAGGCGGAGCTGCCGCTGGAGACGGGAAGCACTACCGTTGTGTTCTAAGCGACCTGCTGCAGCAGATCCTCTCGGTTGTTCCTCGGCGTGTTGACAGCCCGGCTGACCCGATACGCCTCCATCGCGGGTGGCTCGCTGGCCAGCAGCATCGCCATCGCATCGTCCGGATTGGCTGCCATCCACTCATCGATCTGGCCGGCCTGTAGCCACACCGGCATGCGGTCGTGTATGTCGGCCGACACGCCGCTGCTGTCGCCGGTGATGATGGTGAAGGTGCCCAGGTTGCCGTCGGGCAGCAGGGGGCTGGTGTCCTCCCACAGGCCGGCGGCCAGCAGCGGCCCGGTGGCGTGGATGAACCAAGGATCCTTCTTCTCGTCGATCGGGCTCACCGACCACTCGTAGTAGCCGGCCATGGGGATGACGCAGCGGCGCTTCTTGAAGGCCGACCGGAACGCTGGCTTCGTGGCCACCGTCTCGATCCGGGCGTTGATGGTTGAGCCCTGCAGGCCCTTGGCCTTGGCCCAAAACGGTAGCAGGCCCCACGCCAAGCGGGTGACCTGCCGGCCCTCGCCGCGGTCCAAGATCACCGATGCGCGTTGCGTCGGCGCGAGGTTGTAGCTGGGCTGGATCTCGGCCAGGCCGGGTGCAAGGTCAGCCAGCCCCGGCTGGCCGAAGTCGATCACTGGGAGCTGGACGAATCGGCCGCACATGGCCGGAGGGTAGCCCTGCCGACCGTGGCCGGGGCGTGTAGGGCGAGGCCAAGATCAGGTGGGACCTAGATCATCAGGCGTCAACCCAGCGAGCGCCAAGATCCTATCCCTTCTCATCTGCTCACCCCAGAGGACCCATGCCTGGTCGACGGTCAAGGTTCCCGTCGTATTGCAGGCCGGGCAAGTTAGCTGCACGCCACCTTGGATATCTGAGAGACCACAGCCGCGGGACATACGCGATTCGTCCCCGCATGCGCCGCACTTAGCCTGAAGAGTCTCGACTCGCTCGATCGTCCCATTTAGGCGCAACAAAGGGCGGATCCGAAGGATCCGGAAAGCAGTCGGGGGTGTCATGTTCCGTGCCTGTAAGGGGCTAGACACGGGGGCGAAGGATTTCGCGCCTGAGAGGAGCCAGATGCGTCAACCATACAGCATGAATTGTTAAGAACTTCGTGCTGGACAAAATTCTCTACGCAGGAAGCTGTGTCGGCAAGTAGCTCAATCCGGCGCGTGTGAGCAGCGCCGCGCCGACACCAGACGAGTGACGATCAGGCGTGAGCGTCGCCGATTTGTTCAGTCAGAACCGTCAGTGATTGCTCGAAGGCCGCAGCGAAGAGATCGCTGCTGTCCAGCCTGTGTTTGGCCGCAATGCTTGGTAGAAGCCGATGCCAAGCGTTGGAGAGGTCGTTGGGTGACGGGTGGGTCAGTACGCAGAGTCGCAATGCGTACTCCATCGCCTTGAGGTAGCCGCGGTGCATTTCGAGTCCTGCCTCGCAGGACTGGAGGCGATCAAGAATTTCCGTGATTTCGGTGGTCATGGCGGTCTCGACAGGCTGGGCGGGGAAGGCGATAGTCTGCGGACCTCTAGACGAGTCCGCTATGAGCATCCTCAATGTTCTACTCACTCGCGACCACCTGGTCGTCGCGGTAGACACTCTGGCAGAGGATGCCCGGACAGGGGCGCATTCCGCAGGGGCGAAGCTGCTGCTGATCCCTCAGCACAACCTGGTGCTGGCCACTCGCGGTTCCACCCAGTTCTTCCTCCGGATCTACGAACTGGCGCTGCAGGCCAGCTTCCGCGCAGATTTCACGATGGAGCAGCTGTCCACCGAGCTCGGGTTGGTGGTGGACCAGCTTTGGCCGAACTATGAGAAGGCAGTGGCCGAGGCCGGCCTGCCGATCGAGCAGCTCGGGACAGAGCTGGTGCTGGGTGGCTGGTCGCCGAAGAACGGCCGGATGATGGCCACTGGATATGCCAAGAGCGACAGCCAGCGGCCGTGCCTGGTCCAGCCGATCGAAGGCCAGCTTGCGTCGCCCGGGGAGCCGCTCCAGGCTTTGACGCCGAGCATGGCCCAAGCCGATCTAATGGCTCATGCGCGACTGCAGGCCGGCTATCTCAATGAGCAGATGGGTCGTGAGGTAGCGGGCGGGCGGCTGCTGGCCGGGTTCCTGCAGAAGGGCCAGACGGTGCTGAAGGACCTCGGGCCCATGTAACGCACCGTCCCCGCTCGCGCGGGGACGTATAGAGCAACTTTTGAACTACTGGCAGACATACTCTTCGGAGCTATCGTAATACCTGTCGTAGAAGTCATCGGGCATATGGCCGGAGCCGAAATAGACGAGTTCCCTACGGTAGAGGTGGCTTACGCCATACATCCCAGGCGAGCTACAGGTCGCCGGCATTGGGCCTTGGTAGGTCTGACCGCCGAAGGTGTGGTGATTCTCTTCGCAAGAGTAGCCGCCACCAACGCCTTGGGGATCCGGTCTGCATGTGCCGCCGGAGCCCTTCATCTCCTGAAAACCGGTGTATGGGTCGGTTGGGCACGAGCCGAACCCTTCCGAACCCCAGTCGCCGTACAGGTAGACGCCGCTCGGCCCATCCACGCCGCCCTGGCAGAAGTTGGTATAGGCCACTGGGTAAGGCTGGATAGTTTCCGAATCCACCCAGAGTACGCGGCCTGTCGGCACCCATTGGCCGGCGAAGGCGCTCTGGGCAAAGCCGGCTGACAACAGAGCAAGTGACATGCCCAGCATCAGGCGGCGAGGGGTCGAGCGGGCAGTCCTGCGATCGCTTTGCATTGAGTTCACTTCCATCTCTCCATGAGTAGGGTAGTGCTGCACTGCCCGGGCACGGTCGCAACCCCTCGCCTGAGGTGCAATCGGAAAACCGGCCAGTTCGGTGTAGGTAAAGCCCCACCGAGGCGAGGGATGTGACAGGGATCCGAATGTGACCGGTTCAGACATGTGCCCGCCTGCTTCGCAGGATCTGCGACGGCCAGCCGTATCCTTCCGGCCATGCGCTCTTCCCATGGCTTCCGCACCGCCCCGATCCCCTCTGGCTGGGTCCAGACCGGTGAGCGCTGGGCGCTTTGGTACAACGGCCGGGAGACGGCCGGCGTCGAACCCGATGGCGGGCCTGGGGTACGCCTATGGCTGGAAGGCCACAAGTTTTGGGAAGTGAAGGAAGTGCGCGCGGCCAACGTCCGGCAGGCTAAGCGGTACGCCGAGCGCTGGTGTGCGGCCAGGCTCTATCCCGATCTGCCCCTGCGCCAGGCGGTTGCCCGGCTGACCGACAGCACCCCGACCCAGCCGCCGCCGCCCCTGCCAGGCCTGCCGCCGACCCGCGAGCAGCAGCAACAGGCTCGGCGCCTGGCCGAAGCCGGGGCTGTGGAACTGGCACGAATCAAGGAGGCGCTGGAGCCGCGCCGGCCGCTGAAGGAAACCAAGCCGAGGGCGAAGGACCCGATGAAGGCTTGGGTCAGGGCGGGACGAGGACAGGTGATTTCTCGCTATTGA